GAACGAAATGCGTAGGGCTGTGCATTCAATTACACCTCCTAAAGGATTTGGCGTAGAGATTATTGACAACGAACATTTTCTTACTATAAAATTAGATGAATATAAATTTTTAAAAATGTTACATGATGAAAAAATGGCAGCACTTCAGTATGTAGTACAACTAAAGAATGCACTAGAAGTAAACGGTGCTATCGTTTTAGTAACTAGGGAGGCAGTAAAATGATAAAACAAATTGGTATGTTTTTTATTTGTAAAATTAAAACACACAACCTTGTTGACGCTGGCTCTTGTCCGTTCACTGGTAAAAACTATTCAGGCTGTTTAAGATGTGGAGCAACAATAACAAAATGAAAAAGAAAATGATTATATTAATATTATCAGTAATATCTATTTCTATTGCAATTAATTTATTTTTTGCCTCAAGACTTAGTCAGTTATCAGACTTAGATTTATTTGACATTGAGGAAGATGACTTTTAATGCTGACCAGAATAGGGTACAATAGATAGTATGGAAATGATCCTTTTGATATTTTTTGCTACCCTGTCTTTTTCCTTTGGACTATCCTATTGGGCTACCTTTGATAAATTAAAAAAATCTAATCTACTATTGGCTGAACTTTTTATAAAAACCAGGGCACTTGAAGAATTAAACTCTCAAGTAAACAACGGCATTAGTATGTCTGACGACACAATACATAAAGAAAACTTTATAAAGTTCCTCTCTGACTCAAGAGATTGGGCTTTTGAGTACATTGAAAAGTCACAGCAAACCATTAAAGAGGTTTCAGATGAGTTAAAAGTAAAAGGTTTGGACAACTATTCTGATAGACTTTTAGCGCTTTTACCAGAAGAAAATTTTAAAACATATGAAAAATAGTCAAAAGGTTTTATTTATTCCAAAAGACAAAGACGTAGAATTTGTCATTCCAAGACCACAATCAAGCAAAAGGTATCTTCCGCAATGGTTTAAAGATATGCCAATAGACGTTCCAACTATGGATGGATTGGGAGCAGACTTTACTGCTAAAAAATGCATACCGTTTTTAGATTCATTAACTTCTGGCTATACGCAAGAACTTCCATGCGATGTATGGTTTGATTGTAATACAGAAGAAGATGACCCAGAAATTATTTACAAATGGAATGGTGGATTTAGACCAATCTCAACTAGAAGAGAAAACACCAGATCATCAAACTCTATGCCACATTTTCCTAATTACTACAAGACAGAATTTCATTGGAACTCTTTCTGGGAACCAAAAACTCCAACTGGATATAGTACTTTATACTTTCATCCAGCGAATAGATTTGATTTACCATTTATGACGCATAATGCCATTATTGATACAGATAAGTGGTCAATTACTGGACCTGTTCCGTTTGTTTTAAAAAAGGGTTTTTCTGGAGTAATTCCTGCTGGAACTCCAATGTATCAAATGATTTTTATTAAAAGAGAAATTTGGAATTCAGATGCATCAGAGTACGATGAAAAATATGCAAAAAGTACAAATTATTCTGTACGCAGGCTCTTTACTGATGGATATAAAAAACAGTTTTGGTCAAAGAAAGAGTATAACTGATGAAAGAAATCTTATTATCAGTATTAACAGGTTTTGGATGTGGTGTAATATTTGCTGCGTTCAAATTACCAGTCCCAGCACCACCAGTTTTTGCGGGAGTCGCAGGAATTATTGGTCTATGGATTGGGTTTACAACAATAACACAAATTATATCCTAGGAGGAATAATGAATAACCTATTAAATGATAAGACAAAGGCAATGCTAGCATCATATGGACGATCTGTTCTTGGTTCAGTAATTGCACTTTACATGGCTGGCGTAACAGATCCAAAGGATCTATGGGCTGCACTAGTTGCTGCTTTAGCGCCCGTTGCATTGAGAGCGCTTAATCCTAATGATAAAGCGTTTGGCGTATTGCCAAATACTGGTGCTGTTTCAGATGCACTTAGCAAGATTGTACCTGTTAAGAGTGCACCAAAGAAAAAGGCTGCTAAGAAAAAGTAGTTTAATTATAGAAGATGGGTCTAAAATTATATTAGGCCCATTTTCTAATTAAAAGGAGTAAAATGAAAAATTTATTAGTTGTTATGCCAACATATAATGACGAACCCTACATTGAAAGAGCAATAAATAGTGTTATCAATCAAACATTTAAAAATTTTAAATTGTGCATTGTAAATGACTGCTCTACTGATGGCTCTTTAGAAAAAATAACTCCATATTTAAAAAACAACAATATTGAATTAATAAATAATATTAAAAATGGTGGCTGCTTTTATAGCAAAAATGTCGGAATAAGCCTATTAGAAAAAGAAAATTTTGATGTTTATACAACACACGATGCAGACGATTTTTCAGATTCAACAAGATTTGAAAAAATAATGAAAATTTTTGAAGACGATGATGTTCTTGCAGTTCAAGATTATGATTTAAAAATTGGTAATACACCTCCAGAATGGCTTTCAAAAGTTGGACAATTAATACCAAATCACGCTCATGCTTTTTTTTCTAAAAAATCATTTGAAATATTTGGATATTATGATAATTATATGTGTAGTTCTGATACAGAACTTTGGCACAGAATTTTAAGATATACTAAAATGAATAAAAAATACAAAATTAAAACTATAGAAGAGTTGTTGTATTATTCTCAAATAACAGAAAAAAATATGACAGTAAGGATGGGAATGGACATTAGACAGCCACACTTTAATAATTATGCAAAAAAAATTAATCAAATGAAAAATGATCAAGACTTTTATAAACCATTTTTTTCTATTGATGAGGCAATAAAATGAAATACTTAGTAACTGGCGGTGCTGGATTTATTGGATCAAACATAGTTGATTCTTTAGTTAAACTTGGTCACGAAGTTGTTGTTATTGATAATGAGTCTTCTGAGTCTCACGATCATTTTTTTTGGAATGAAAATGCAAAAAATTATAAATTAGACATATGTGATTATGAAAATACAAGAAATCTTTACGATGAAGTTGACTACGTATTTCACGTTGCAGCAGAAGCAAGAATACAGAGAACAATAAAAAATCCAATAAGATCTGTAAAAACAAATGTAGTTGGGACTACAACAGTGCTTCAATGTTCAAAAGAAGCAAGCGTTAAAAGAGTTGTGTATTCTTCAACATCTTCCGCATATGGAAGAAATGAGATACCAAATGAAGAAACACAGCCAGACGATTGTTTAAACCCATACTCAATTTCTAAAGTTGCTGGAGAAAAATTATGTTCAATGTATACAAACATTTTTGGGCTAGATACAATAATATTTAGATATTTTAATGTATACGGACACAATCACCCAACAAAAGGTGTATATGCTCCAGTGATTGGGCTGTTTGATGTTCAAAAATTAAATGGTGAAAAATTAACAATTGTTGGCGATGGAGAACAAAGAAGAGACTTTACAAATGTTAAAGATGTTGTAGATATAAACATAATTGCAACAACAAAGGATATTGATCGTAAATATTTTGGCAATGTTTTTAATGTTGGAACTGGAACAAATTATTCTGTGAATCAGATTGCATCTTTTATATCAGATAACACTATTAATATTCCAGAAAGACTTGGCGAGGCAAGAGAAACACTTGCAAGTATTAAAAAAGTAAAAGAAGTCTTTGGTTGGGAACCAATTATAACTTTAGATCAATGGTTTAAAGAAAGAAATATTTAATGATAAAGGCTGTTCAATTAGACCCAAATGGATTATGTAACGCAAAATGTTGGTATTGTCCAGTAGCCTACGGTGGAAATCCACAAATTGGTAAAAAAAATATGGACATAAATGTTTTAATCAATATTCTTGATCAATTAAACAATGGTCGTGGAGATTTTGTAGATCCAAACTTTAATGTAGTTTTTAGTGCTCACTACAATGAGGTTTTTTTATACCCAAATTTTAAAGAAATGATACAGGCATACGATAAATATAAATTAATAACAGTTTTATTTAGTAATGGCACAACACTTAATAAAGACAAGATTGATTTTATTAAAAATTATCCAAACGTGATTAGTCAGATAACTCTAAATATTCCATCAGCATTTCCAGAGCAATGGTCTAAATATACTGGATTTAATATTAAAATGTTTGACAAGTTAATGGATAGTCTTAAGTATGCAGAAGAAGAACTTGTAGTAAAATCTGGAATATCTTTAGTTATACAGGTAAATGGTGTTGAAGATAATTCTATTTTTGAAAATGGTGGAGCAATAAGGTTATTAAATGATGCACCAAAATTAAACATGAACATGTCTAATGGCGATGTTGCAAAAACAATTAATAAATTTAAAGAAATGTTTCCACATATAATTTCTTTTAAAGATGTTGAATTAAATGATAGATCTGGAAAATTAGAAGAAAATAACATTTTAACAAACATAGACATGGTTAAACTTCAAGCAAATAATTTTAATAAAAAAGTTGTTGGCTGTGCTGGTGGAGAAAATTTTGCAAATAGCAGGGCAGAAGAATGGCTTCATATCAATGCAAATGGGGATGTCATTCTTTGCTGTCACGATTATGATTTTAAAACATCGTATATTAATATAAAAGATAAAACAATCAAAGAAATTTGGAATGGGCCAGAAAGAAAAGAAATGATAAGAAAATCATATAAAGATTTTTGCACAAAGTGTAAGTATGCAATTTGGGAATAAGATGGACTTTGTTTATATTTGTAAAGAAGGAACTAACGAAGAATTAAAATATTCTATTAGATCTGTTGTTGAAAGTTTTCCAGAAGCAAACATATGGCTTGTTGGTGGTAAGCCTGACTGGTATATAGGAAATTATATAGAAGTAGAACAAAAAGAATCAAAGTATAAAAATGCCGTAAAAAATTTACAAACAATTTGTCTTTCACAAGAAATATCAGAATCATTTATCTTAATGAATGATGACTTTTATATTATAAAAAAAATAAATAAGATAGAAAATTTTCATAGTGGCTTCCTATTAGATAAGATAAACCTATATCAAAAACTTAACGGCAACTCTCAGTACACCAGAAAACTCTCAGGCACATATAAAAAACTTAAAGCATTAGGATTTGAAAACCCCTTAGACTATGAACTCCACGTTCCCATGATTATGGAAAAAGAAAAATTAAAGATAGTATTAGAACTTTTAGATCAATTTTTATGGAGATCAATATACGGAAATAAATTTAATGTGGGTGGCACACAGATGGAGGACGTTAAGGTTTATAATTCTGGACCATTAGTTCTTAAGTCTTATAATTTAAACATAGATAATCACACTTATTTGTCTAGTGCAGATAGTTCATTTAATAGTATATTTAATAAAATACTTAAGATTAAGTTTGATAAAAAAACTAAATTTGAGAAATAAGTTCTGAGTATTTTTCTTTTAATATTTCTGGTGCAAAGTTATTAAATCCTAACTCATAAGCCCGTTGCTTATAGTTAGTTTTATCATTGATAGACATATACTTATCAATTGTTTGCGCTAACAAAACATTGTTTGCTTCAAACAAATTAATTCTAACCTTTGTTCTAATTGTTCCTATTGGATCTGATTCAACTAACCAATCTTGTGGCAAGATCTGATTATTGGGTGAAACATTTGTCATAAAAACGGGAAGACCAGAAAGCAAAGCCTCATTCATTGGCAAACATAATCCTGCATATCGTCTTGGTAATACCATAGCATCAAAGCCGTTATACATGTCTTCCCTGTTTTCTGGGTTACCAATTTCAATCTTTAGCCTTGAATCTGTTACGTTAGTTGTTATTTCGCTTTGACTTTTAATAACTAATTCATAATCTGCCTTAGAGTGCTTTAGCATATTTATTACGGTTTCAGTACCGTTTCTATCTTTTGCTGCTTTCTTTCCAGCAATGTGTAATAGTCTATTGTGTGATTTAGAGATATTATTATTTTTTGCAGTTGCAAATAACTCAGGAGTGGTTGGAGGTGGAAGATGAATTACCTTTGTTCTATCTCCAAACATACTTTGAATTGTTTCAATTTGCCATAAACTAGGCGACAACAATACAGTTGGTAATGGTAATTCTGGGTTTGCTAAGTGACCAAACAATTCATAGTTATACTGCAGAATGGTTTTTACTCCACGTCTGTTTGCAAACCTTACAAAGTTTTGATCATAAAAAGTTTCACAACTTAACACAATGTCTACGTCTCCTAAAAACATTTTCATCTGTTGAACAGACGGAAACCCTTGTGTCTTAATACAACTGTATTGGTTATACCATTCTGGATGTTGCTTGTTGTTATTAAACGGGGTAGAGTCTATTAAAAGAATCTTATCAGGACTAAGCATATTAACTAACTCTCTGGTCTGATTACCAAGGCCAGTGTTATCTGATCTTGCTATGATTCCTAGTCTCATTCTTTATACCCCCAAGTTTTATCATCGGAAGTATACTTTCTTGTGCCTTGACGACCATCTAAGTGATAAGAACGTTTGATATTGCCTTCAGGATGATAAATCCAAAGTTTATGCATATCCCAACCTTCTTGATTAAATACTTCGTATGGAGATATATCATCTTGAATTGCTCCATGAAACGTATCTTCTATAAAAAATTTATCTTTACATCTTGGAAGCACAATGTCTTTATAATATTTTTTTCTACTTAGGTGTGGTCGCTGACTCCATTGTATGGTTTTCATAAAGCCATCTTCTATTCCAAACATAAGGTGTTCGTGATCTTTTGGTATGAATGATTCATAATGAAAACGAATAGTGTTTGCTTTGTTGTATTCAAACATATCTAAGCACTTATCCCAGTCTATTGGCATGTCTGGAGTTAAAGGAGCATCGCCTTCAATATAAAGCAATAGCGGTGTTTTAACTTCAGTGATTGTTTGACGCATCATGTTGGTTTGATGACTATGCTCTTTAAATATAAATGGTAATATGTTTTTATCTTCATGTAAACACTTCCACAAAATGCGATTTTTATATTCATCGTAATCTTTTTTACGATCTTTTTGTTCTTCCCTAAGACCATCTATTTGCATAATAATTTCGTTGTCTGGAAAATGAACACGAATATCACTAATAGTTTGATCTATCATTTTTGTGCTTGGGTGATCTGTAATTACAGAAGTAGCCATGACAATTGTTATATCTCTTTTATGCATTTACTTGCCTCATTAATTCATTAAACAAATCTCTTTTATATTTAATCCACCAGCAAACTACTTGCTGCATTTCAGATGCATAATTGTTTAATAGTTCAGGTAATAAACCAGATAAGTTTTGCCAATTTTCAACAGTTTTTATTGAATGCTCACCTTGAAATAAAAAATTAAAAAAATTTGTATTCTGCATTTTTGAATCTAGTTTATCTCCTATGGGTAAACAAAGCATCTCAATTGCTTCATAGAATCTAAACGAATCAACAACCATTGCTCCACTAGGGCAAGGAACAATCTTTGATAAAAACATTTTGTCATAGTATTGTTTTGGCTTTAGTCCTTCTGCAAACCCATTAGTTGGATTATAAAAAGAATTTGGTATGTCAGGCATAACGGCGGCAAGTTCTTGCCTTCTTTGATGTGTTATCTGTCCTGAAAAAGATACATCGTATGATTTATCTTGATACTGTGGTAAATTATTTGATAAATGTTGTGGTACACCTAGTGCTAACTTATTATATTGTGAATGTTTTCTGTGCGGGTATTGAATCCAAATCTCAATATTACTATGTTTTATCTTATCAACTTTAAATGTAGCACTTTCATCTCCAGTAATAAATAAAACTACTCTGTTTATTTTACTTAACTCTTCAGATATTTGATCTTCAAAGTCTACATTTTGTGGTCCAGGAATGACAACAAAGGCTCTATCTACATTAGGCAAAGTTGTCACTCTGTCTGGTTTAATCTTGTTTTTATTAAAAAATTGTTTTAATAAACCGTAATCCCATTTATCAGCAGCACAGTCTTCTTGTTTAACTGAATAAAGGTATGCGTTAATATCACTCATAAAATAAGTGTACTTCATGTTGATAATCAAGCAATGTTTCTTTATATCCAAGCCCCCACAACCAAAATCTTAAATCATATAAGTATTCATTCCATTGTTGCATCATAAATTCTGGATGACCAGATAACCAGATCTTAGGCTTAAACTCCTTTAAAACGCCTTCTGCGCCCTTTAAAACACGTCCTTCGCTGCCCTCTACGTCTAAAGAAATTGCCGTAGGAGGCTTAATCCCATGATCATATACACAGGAATCTATGGTAATTTGACCATAGGTATCTCCTTCAAGGTATAGTTCTTTAAATCCATGTGCTGCTTCAATTTCTAAATTTGATTCTGGTGGAAACTCATTATAATAAATACGTGTAAGGCTATTGTTTTTGTCTGAAGCAAATCCAGGAATACAAACTGTCGGATTTTTTAAATTATTTGCTTTCCAAATTAATGGATAATGAGACCAAACCTTTGGATTTGGTTCAAATATTACAGTTTCTGCTCCCCAAATTTGACATAAAGCAACCATTTCTCCTTCTTCTCCACCAACATAATAAATAACATCATTAATACTAAGATTGTCATGCATAGATTTTAGTCTTTTTCTTTCCCAACCAATCTCTGTGTACCATTCTGGTCTATCTGCACGATGCTTTGGCAATGTTATTTCAAATTCCCCGTTAATAACGACTTTAATCATCTCTGTCATAGACCTAACTCCTTTATAATTGCTGCCCAGCGATGAACATAGGTGTGTTCTTTTTTTGTTCTTTCATGTCCGTTAAGTCTGATTGCTTCTCTTGATACACCGTCTAATAAATACTTATCTATCTTATTTTTTAAATCTTCAAGGTTGCCGTGTTCATAAAATACAATTTCATTTTCATCTTTAAAGTATTCTTCAAGCCCTTTAATGCGAGGATAAATAGTAAACCCACCACGACCAGTACTCTCAAACAACCTATCACTAGTGTAGTAAGGATAGTTAAAGTTAATGTTTAAACTATCACCTATTGCTACCTTGCTTTTAGCATAGATACGGTTTAATGCATTTCCACGTACAGTTCCAGTATCACCATCTCCACCAACGTGTAAGAATCTTTTGCCGTAAGTCTTTCTTAAAAAGTCTATCAATTCTGGACGATATTTATGCTCATGATGATAACCCTTGCTACCAACAAAAATAATATCGTTTTCAAAGTTATGAGGATCATACTCTTCATGGATATAACATTCTTTGTCATAGACTCCAGCAGGTAGAAAGTGTCCTTTGACTTGTGTGTTTTCATTAAACCAATCACACATTAACTTGTCTGTAGCAAAGAAGTGACCTATGTTTGTGTAAAAGTCATCATTCTTTAAATCTTTTTCACGTTCAATTCCAAACCATAAATCTAAATGATAGGTAATGGTTGGTATGCCAGCAGCCTTTAATTCTTTTAATACATCTGTCATTGTTTTAGATCCTGGGGTTTGCCATCTATGTGTATGTACCCAGATAAATAGGTCAGAGTTTAATGATGCTTTTAATATCTCTTCGCTTGTTGCTTTTTTTTCCTGCAATTTCTGCACGGTATGGCCAAGGGACTCTAAAGACTTAGCATGATGATTCTCACTACTATAAGATACTTCAAAGTTACCAAGAAATACTATACTAGCCATCTATTTGTTCGTTCTGTCCTCTAGCAATCGCAGCAGATGCTTCAAAGGCTTTTTGTGTTCTACGAGACTTTAATAAACCTTTTGACTTCCAAAG